CTGGCAGTCCTTACCTTAACTTTATCGACACAGCCAGACGAGGTTTACCAGAAGCTCAGAGACGGCTTGGACTCTCAATTATGGGTAGCAACCTCTGCAATGAAATCCATCTCGCAACAAATGAAGAGCGCACAGCAGTCTGTTGCCTCTCATCAGTCAACCTCGAAAGATACGACGACTGGAAATCAAGTGGAATGGTTGGAGACCTTATCAGATTCTTGGACAACGTGCTTCAATTCTTTATTGACAACGCACCAGAACAATTATCAAAAGCTGTTTACTCAGCTTACAGAGAACGCTCAGTTGGCCTCGGAGCAATGGGCTTCCACGGCTACCTCCAAAGCAAAGGGATAGCTTGGGAATCTTGGCAGGCCGCTAGTGAAAACTATCAGATGTTTCAAGAGATCAAACAACAGGCAGAGTATTCAACATACCAGTTGGCTATCGAGCGTGGAGAATGTCCTGATGGTAGGGGTACGGGTGTTAGGAATATGCATCTTCTGGCTGTCGCTCCTAACGCTAACAGTAGTATCCTATGCGGTTGCTCTGCCTCTATTGAGCCTCGTATATCTAATTGTTTTGTTCATAGGACGCGAGCAGGATCTCACACGGTTCGTAATCCGTACTTGGAGGAACTCTTAGATGACAAAGGAAAGAATACCAAGAAGGTATGGCAAAGTATTCTTGAAAATGAAGGCTCTGTACAGCACTTGGAGTTCCTATCCGACGACGAGAAGGCTACATTTAAGACAGCATTTGAACTCGATCAGGGATGGGTCGTTGAGCACTCAGCTAAAAGACAAGAGTTTATATGTCAGGGGCAGAGTGTTAACGTGTTCTTCCCATCGGGTACTGACAAGGCTATTGTCAATCAGGTACACCTCAAGGCGTGGAAGGAAGGGCTTAAAGGATTATATTATCTACGCACGACTGCAGGTGTTACAGCGGAGAAGGTTGGGACTAAAGTGGACCGTAATGCGTTGAAAGACTTTGAAGACGATGATGTCTGTGTGAGTTGTCAGGGATAAGGAACTATGCAAACCAATATACTAGAGAGAATTGAACTGGTCAAAGACATAGACCCTTTCAATAAACAATTATTAAATGACGCATACGACACAATCATAGAACTGTCCAATAAACTGGACACACTGGAGAGACAACTATATGAGCTTGCAGGAACAGAGCAAAAGTTATAAACCATTCAACTACCCTTGGGCTGTTACGTATGCCACAGAGCATGAGCGTATCCACTGGATTGAGGATGAGTTAGAGTTACAAACAGATGTATCACATTGGAAGTCAGGCGCACTATCGGAGAGCGAGAAGAACCATATCACCCAAATCTTGCGGTTATTTACGCAGACAGACGTGGCGGTTGGAACAAACTATCTTGAGTATTATATTCCCAAGTTCAAGAACAATGAGATTAGAGCCATGCTCACAGCCTTTGCTTCTCGTGAGTTCATCCATCAACGAGCATACGCCTTACTCAATGACACTCTCGGACTTCCGGAAGAGGAGTTCACAGCGTTCTTAGAGTATACGCAAATGTCTGCAAAACTGGAGTTCATGTCCGATATTGACGTAAATAGTGTACATGGTACAGCACTTGCAATTGCACGCTCAGTATTGAATGAAGGTATGAGTTTGTTCTCAGCATTTGCGATGCTCCTCAACTACCAACGCTACGGTAAGATGCCGGGTATGTGTACTGTTGTTGAGTGGTCAGTACGTGATGAGTCACAACACGCAGAGGGGATGGCTAAGTTATTCAGGGAGTATTGTAATGAACATCCACGAATCGTTAATGACGATTTCAAGAAAGATATCTACGAGATGTTCCGTACTGCAGTCAAACTTGAAGACAAGGTTATTGATCTGGCGTATGAGATGGGTGACTTGGAAGGTCTGTCGTCGGCAGATGTCAAGCAGTACATTCGCTACCTCGCAGACAGAAGACTACTGCAACTTGGTCTCAAGACGAACTGGAAGGTTAAGGAGAATCCTCTGCCGTGGATGGAAGAGTTACTAGGCGGATCGTCAATGAGTAACTTCTTTGAGAAGCGAGTCACTGATTACAACGCACATGGTTTGGAAGGAGATGATTGGGGATGGTAGTATCTGTACGCTTCTGGCACGTCTTTGGATTGTCTGTTGAGTCTGTTGAGGCTCAGCCTATCTATGGACACAAGACAGGGGATGAAGGGAACGAACAAGTATTCTTCTTTGATGGTTATATCATCAACATCCCTTTTATTAAGATTATGTTAGGCGATGTCTGGGGACTTGCTGACGACTGAACCACCCTCCAGTGGGCTTAGGGGGACTATTGAGTCCCCTTCTTTTTATCGCCCAAGTAATTCTTCTCTTCGTTTATTCCTTTCAGTAGTCCGCTTCTGACGCTCACGTTCGTTGTACTTTTCAGCACCCCCTAGTAGCCAGTTGTAGAAAAGGTCACCACCGGGCAAGACTTTTACTTGTTGGGCAATTTTATCTGCGTCAGCACCGTCACCAAAAACTCCTTTGACGGCCTCTGTACCAACAGTTAAAGCTCCTTCAATTAATGGTGTAGCAGGTACAACATAGTTTACAGCGGCTTCCAGAGGCTTTCCTTGTTGGAGGTATCGCTCAGTCATGTACTTACTCACACCAAAGATACCAATCAAAGACCACAAGGCACGATTTGGAATCTCATCAGGATTTACTTCACGGTTCAGTAATAAATCTTTAACGGTACTAACTGACGCTCCTGCTAAAGCCCACATAGAACCTAACGCAACAGCCGTCCTTGCCGCTTCGTAGTATTCACCTTTACGTATTTTGTCATATATTTCTCGGCGTACAAGATCATACTGCTTGATCGTAAATGACTTGAGCATATATAACAAACGGGTTTGAGGATTCGCGTTAGCAAGAAACGTAACAGCTTGCTCACTCTTTGTAATTGGTTGCAAGTTTGATAACTCGTTAATCGCCATAGCCTTGACGTTATCGTCAATGATACCACGCTGAAGATTAGCAAGAGTTGGCTCTAAATCTTTTCCTAAAAAATCAGCATACTCTTCACGTAGTTTGGCTTGTCCTTTAGGCGATCTCGCCATTACCTCAAAACGACGCAAGGCAGAGTTCATGATTGTTTCTTTACCTAGTCGGTCGATAGCTTTAAAACCTACAGCTCCGAATGCTGTGTCAAGAATCTTTGCCGTTGCATTTGGATTATCAAACTCAACAGATATACGCTCTAATGCCGCATCAGAAATTTGAATCCGCTTCTTACCAAACATACTTTTTAATGTATTCTTAAATCCATACATCGCGCCTGATGCCGCAAGGTCAGTAAGCTGTACTAGAGCAGATAAAGGATCAGCAATAGTACCTAAGTATCCAAGATCTCTGATGGTTGCAAAAGTACCGCTTAATCCCTGCTCACCTGCCCCAAAACGAGCGTTCAATAAGTAAGTTAAACGATCAACATCTGCCGCAGAAATAGTACCATCAGCGAGTTCTTTCTCAAGAAACGCACCGATACTTTCTGGAACGTCTACATTACCTAATTCATCAGTTTGCAAAACCCCCTTACCTAAGAACTTTTGCTTTTCAAGTGCATCAGTAGTACGGCGTATGTATTGGGCTAGGGCTTCGTCTGCTGTATGGTAGTATTGCATCATATCTGGAGTGACTTCATCAATCGCTCGTTTCTTTAGTGCGCTTTTGCCTTTCCCCACAGGTTTAGTTGCAGGAGAAATAACAGTCAGCTTACCTTTCGAGTAACTAATTTTGTACCCTTGTACGACACTATTAATTATATTAGCGCGCTCAGCTTCTGTTAACTGGTCAATTGTTTTCTTCCTGCTTTTTGCAAATGCGCTCAATGCTTGTGTAATAGCTGTTTGATCTTCTTGTCCGAACTTAGCTTGTAACCCATCAACATCTTTTACACTACGCGAGAAAAAATCTTGGCGATTGACTTTCATCCCAAATGTATTCTCAAGCCGATCAGCGTATTCAAGATATATATTTTCTATATCATCAATAGAATTTTCTAAACGGGAGCTATACTTACTTGCAATAGCCTTTGCCGCATCTTTGTTTCTGTTACTTAAGTGCATTGTAATTTGCTCACGCACTTCTTGACTAACCGCACGCATCTCTTCAAAGAAAGGCTTAGCACGATTTAATGCATTTCCTGTTTGCACGTGAACGTCTGTTTCAAATCTTTTTAATTTTGCTCCTAAAGTTTTACTAACAGCAGAGACTTCTGTTGACAATACTGAAGCAAAATCTCTAAATGCTTTAGACTTAGCGGCAAGTGCTACTGAGTCATTAGCCATTTGATCTGAAATAATTTCATCTGTTTTTTGTGAAGCAGGTTTAGGACCAATTGGTTTCCCTGACAATGAAACGTATTCTGCAAGTTTTCTATCAGATAAATTTAACCGTGACTTAGCAATTTCAAGAGCTTCTTCAGTTGTTTTACCTGCTGAAGTTTCCAATGCAACAATTTTATTAACACTGTCTACCGCTTTACTTGCTCCTTTCTTTCGCATTGGCTGAGTTAACTTACTGTAAAGAGCTTGCCCGCTTTTAACACCCCCTACAAGAACAGGTACAGCCGCCGCACCGAACGCACCAGTACCCGCAACCGCCAATGGATCAGTAACTTCGCCTGATTGTGAAAGCTGTGAGGCAATCTCATACCCTGAACCATAGGCCGCTCCCCCAACAATGTTTCGTAGTAGCGTAGGGCCAAAGGATACTGCAACGGTTGGATCAAGTGTTCCTAAGAATGTTCCAAGCATACTACCTGAAGGCTCAAAGTCTTGACGCATCTCTTCTAAACGCGCAGTACGCCTTTCAATCATATTATCTCTCCGCTCTTGCGGAGTCATGTCCCTCATTTGTTCGGGGATAGAAAAGTCAAATTCAATAAAGTTTAAAGGATCGTCAAAGTTTACACTAAACTCAGGTAGTGGATATTGCGATTGTAAATAGTCTCCTGCATACCCAACCAAGCTACGAGCTTTCTCAACATCATACATAATGTTACGGAATGGATCATTCTCACCGGACTTGATTAAGTTTCCGTCCTCAATCATATCACCGGGTTCTGCCCCAAGGCGTTGTAAATCAGGAGATACTGCAATATCAAGCTGAGTAATAATTTCACCACGAGGTTCGCTTGATACTAAACGACGCAAGTTACCGTTAACAATTTTATCTCCCGGCAATGCGCCAAGTTTCTGTAAGTCAAGAGATTGTAGAATATCCTCTTCACTTAGCTCAATCACATCATCTTCAGGTAAACTTTCTTTAATACGTGTTAGCTTTTGTGCAGACTCAACATCTCCGACTGTTTCTGCTACTTGAATAATTGCATCAGTATTGCGTCTAGCAATTTCATTCTCAGGAAGAGTACGAACTAGATCAACAAGAGGATCAATTTGTTCAGGACTCACAGGTCCCCTAACATCAACCATGTATTACCGTCCTAGTTTACCGTCTGGCCCTAACTTAATTGCCGAGCTTCCGCTAGTTGTTTTTTGCCTTACTTCATTAAGAGCTTGCGTCAATGCGTCCTTTGCACTAATACCCTGCTTTGCTCCTTCTGGAACATTTTTTTGAATCTCTCTAGCTCGACGAATGAGTTCATTTTGAACTGAAATTAAAGTTTCTTCATCTGTAGTTGTGAGACCTACTCCCGGCAACAACGCTAAAAGTTCATTTTGAGGAACTTGAGATAAGGCTTCAGTTGCTTTTAAAATATCTGGACTTGCAACTAATTCAGTCTCCATTTCTTTTGCACTTGATACCATTGGAGTTATTGTTTCGACACTACCTTCAGGTCTACGTCCTTGCTCTAGTGTTCCCGCAGGTACAGCTAACCATCCTGAATCAGTGTACTGTAAAAACTTGTTACTATTCTTATCAAACGCTCCCAAAACCACTGAACCATCTGTCGTGGTATAGTTACCAATTTCTATTAAGTCAAGACTAGGCTGTTTTGATAATTCTATAAAAGCGTCCATAGCTTTCGCAGGTTCAATCGCCCCTGTTGCTACTAATGGAGCAAGATATTCAAATCCTTTTTTACCTTTAAAGAATGTTTCAGCTTGCTTACGACCTTTTTCTTTTAACTTCGTTGCTTCTTGCGTGTTAGTTAAATTTGTTTCTGCTGTTTGAATTTGAAGATCACGCAATTGATTAGCTAATGCCAACGCTCGTTTGTTTTCTGGTTGGTTTTCCCATGCTTCATCTAAATCAAACTGAGTTTTCTCCATTTGAAGACCAATATTTTGTCTTTGTAAATCTTCTAACTCAATCGCACGCTTTGCTTTATTTGCTTCAACACGCAAACGCAACACTTCGTTGTCAAGTTCACCAGTATCTTGACCCATATTACGGAATGCCGCAGACACAGACTCTAACCGATTAGCTTCACGAGCAAGTACATCAGGCTCAGTCATTGCTAACGGAGCCATACCACGCTGTGCCGCTTCTGCCTCAGCCATAGCACCAAGCTCATCAATACCTTTGACGGCTTCTTCTCTTTGCTCAGCTTCAGTTTCTGCTTTTGACTTACCACCAAATAGACGGCCTAGTCCCACACCTATTGCCGCCCCTGCAGATTGGTAAGGATCACTTTGCATTTGAGCTAAGAACTCACGCTCACCTTCTAATTGACGTTGCCTTACTTGCTCAGGAGTTGCTCCGAACAGCGAACGAACATCACTTTGTCGTCTAGGTCTAAGCATTAGTGAACTCCTTGTAGCTCTGGATGTGCATAGTTAACTTTTAAGTAACCATCACTTCCTTCAACAACCGCTTCTGGGATTGTCTCCATAATTTCTTGTGCGATAACACCGCGAGTTGGATCAGAGTTTTCATTAATCCAATCCCATTCGTAAATGTTAATACCGTTTGCAAGTTCAGCAACTTTAGTAATGTTTTCTTTAAGACGAACATCAGATGTAAACAGTGCCGGGTTACTTAACAATCCACCCACTGCCCCACCAAAGAAACCTGCACCTGCTTTTTGTTGTTGCTGTTCCATCTGCGCTTTTGTAGTGTATGGGGATAATTCCATTTGACCTGCACCATATGCCGCCGCCGCACGAGCTGTCTCAGCATCCAATCCTTGAGCCATAAGAGCTTGCTCAAGCCCAGAGATACCCATAGCACCCTGCAACATACCACCTGCCAGTTGTTGTAGCTGTTGTTGCTCTCCGAATGCTTGTTGACGAGACTGAGCCGCTAACTGTGCAAGAGTCTGTTGTTGTGCTTGTCCAAGTCCTAGTGCATCAGGCTGTACCATACCAGAGCCTGCACCAAGTCCTTGAGATTCTCCTGCAAGGCGTAGCCCTAAGCGACCACCACCAAACAACCGTGACTGCAATGCCGTAGCCTGTTGTTCAAACTGTGGCTGTAACAACGCCGCTTGTTCACCAAACACTTGTTGCGCTCGTGCAGATGGATCAAACGCCGCCGCTTGCTCAAACAAACTACCCGCACCACCAAGAGCAGTGCCAAGAATCTGTTGATAAGGATCAGACAGGGTTGAATAAAAGTCACCGTCTCCTCGATACCCTGCCGTTCCTGCTGTTGTTGTTACAGTATACGGATTAAACCTAGCACCCGGAGCAAGTTCTCTAGCTCGTGCTACGGCTTCTCCTGCGGTCCCAGAACCGCCCTTGCCGAACAGTCCACTTACTATGCCACCCATTGTTTAAATCTCCACATAGGTCTATCTATTCCATCATCACATGACAGGGTTTGTATATATTCATATCCAATTGACTGCACGAACTTCTCCAACTTGGGGTTGTCAGTCAAACAAAAGAATGGTTCACTGTGCATCATGCTTAGCAATCCATGTACTTGTTCAAATTCTTTTTTAATACTTGGTGTCCACTTGTGTACATCTGCGTGAGTCCAAGTTCTATCTGCAAATCGTTCAAAGTAAATCGTGTATGCAGGCTGTATTGCTACTGGTGTCTTAATCAAACGCCATTGTCTCTACGAATACTAAAACTTGTTCCGCCATTATGAGATGTGTTAATCCCAGTTACAGTTCGACCTTCAAAAAATCTAACTTCAGTGCCGGGTGACGCAGAGCCTGTAAACGTACCGTCTGATGACACAACTCTATATCCTTCTTTTACATACACTCTATACGTAGAGTCTTGCCCCGGCCCTTGGGTGTAAGCTTGAGAGTGAAATGCTTCTGCATAAGTTGTTTGAAATTGAGGAACAATGTTATTCTCAAAGTTTGAAGAATCAGGAGCCAACCCACCAGAGAACAAAGTTGTCTCAGAGCTAAAGCCTGTTAGCCCATGTACCGTTGTACCGTCAAAAGTAACTGTGCCGGGATCATTAGGACTACTAACGGTACTGCCATCAAATGTAATCGTATGTGTATACCATTCGAGTGTTGTCCCGTCAAAAACAATTGCCATTAGCTTGTCTCAATAGTTAGTGTTTGACCGGATAATGACATTTTTACACCACCTAATGTCGAGGCTGTAGCTCCCTGCAACGTAAACTCATTTGCAGTAATTTCTTGTTGTACAAACTCAGTGGTAGCAATCTGCGTTGTGTCTGTACCCGTTGTTGCCGTAGGAGCCGTAGGTGTACCTGTAAACGCAGGAGAAGCCTTCTGTGATTGTACAAATGCAGTGCTTGCAATCTGTGTTGTATCTGTAGCCGCTGATGCTGTAGGTGCTGTTGGTGTGCCTGCTAATGCAGGAGAGTTAGTGTCTGCTTTAGAGTTAACTGCTGTTTGGATTGCGTTGAACTCATCGTCAATCTCTGTACCCTTGACAACCTTAAGAGGGTTACCTGTAAGCAGTGCATCCTTAGAAGCAAAGTCTGTTGATTTAGTATATGAACTCATTAGATTGTCCTACCTTGTTTAACATAGACATCCATCTTTTGAATTGACAAAGCACCACCATTAAGGTCTGCTTCAAATCCTAATTGTAATACTGATCCACTACCTGACCCCGGCGCACGTACTGTGTCAACTAATGTACCGCCTGAGTATTCTGATTCATTGTACTCAGCTATATTGTACTCATACACTGTACCCACACGTACTGTCAAAGGATAAGAGTTGTACTGGTCACTGTAGTCAAACCCAGACTTAACAACAAAGTCCTGTCCTGTGGCTCCAATGACGGTCATAGACAAACGCTTGAGGATCTTTGTTTGCGATGGTGAGCCAAGATCAAAGTAGTTTGTAAAGTACACCATGCGATAGGGTTGACCGTTGTCTTGATAGCCTATATATCTAGCAAGGCCATCCGCATGAGTCATGTATATTTCACCATCAAACCCAAGCCAGTCTGTAAACTCCATGTTGTTCCAAATGGTTACACGAGCAGATCCATCTTGTAATGGCGCACGCATATCAAAACAATACACTTGCTTGGTTGTTGGGAATGCTAATAAGTAAAACGCATTTGTTGATGAGTATGCTGACTTAATGTTAGCAGGTGTCTCAGACTCAATTAACTGTACAAGATCATCACGCACGTTTTTTGACAAGTCACGCATCGGTGTTGACTTCTCTTGAATGACTCGACCTAACGACATCAACCCTGAGTCAGACAGGAATAAAATATCTGTACCTGTGTTTTGTAAACTGTCTCTTGCAATACATCCAACACCATTAATAACTTCTACCAGTTGTAGTGTCGTAGGATCAAGATAGGTTTGAGCAGTATCGCTGTCACCAAAGATAATAATGTTGTTCTTACAGAAGACAATCAAGAAGCCGTTGTGCGCGCCTAGGGCAATAATCTCATCATTACCATTGACAAGAATACTTGACAGGTCTAAGCTACCTGCTGTGCCTGAGTTCCAACGAGTAGGATCAAGTAAGTCAGTCCAATAAATTGTTGTAGTATTTGTTACTGTGTCTGCTGTCCATACTCGACCATACGCAGACAATGCACAGTTACCTTCAATTGGTGTACCAGATGCTGAAGGAGATGCAGAAATATCTAAGATAGTTCCAGTGGTAGTATCAAAGTATAATGGCTCATAGTTCTTTTGGAACAAGTATGCCGCATCGTTTAGTGTAACAGCTTGCCAGTTACCTTCAGTAATCGATTGTGATCCTGAGTATGTAATTGCTGAAAGTGTTCCTGCAGAGTAAATGTAAAAGTTTGTATTTGACCATGCACCAAAGTATTCAGTTGCATCAATGTCAATAAACCGATGCATACCTTGAAGACCAACACCTGTAGACTCGTCTAAAAATGTCCAACCTTTTCTAGCACCTAAGCGTCCAAACTTATCAATCACGCAGTTAGTAGCTTGTAGTGCAAAACCAGACTCAAGCGTAATCCCAGACTCTTGAGTGTTTAATCCAAAGAAGCCCGGTGCGGCAATACTAGCGGATTGTAAGGGCTTAGTCATTTACACTGTCCATTCAAGTTCTTCAGAATGTCGTTGTGCATCCTGAGAAATTGCATCGTTTAACATACGAGCCGCTGTTGCGTAGGCTGATGTTCCTGACATACCTCCATCTTCACCTCGCTCTTCAATTGCTTTAGCATACGCCAACAAAAGAACAGGCTGTGATGGAACAACTAATTTATCTGAATCTGTTACTAGATCAAGAGTACGTTGAATGATATTAAAGTAAATTGTGTATTCACCGTTTGGCTTAGGGTATAAATCAACAAGAGTGTCGCCATCATCTGACACACCGTTAAAGTTGTAATAACGTGGGATACCAGTTGCAGGTGTTTGATTTAAATAAAACTGGTTGAAGTCATGCTGAGTACGATATTGCATAAAGAAGTTACCGTCTTCACTCACAACATCCATGACACTGAAGTTGTTACCAGTTCCGTTAAGCTCATAGTTAAAAATACCTGAAGACGTAGTAAGCGTCAAGGTATTACGCAACGCACTCCAGTTCCAAGCGTTTTCAACTTCAGACTTAGCATCATTGACTAACACACCAATCAGCGTTGAATACACTGTTTCATTAACTGTAGAGACAGTACGCTCTCTTAAGCGTCTAAGAATGTTATTTACTATTTCAAGATACGTCATTTGCGTTTCCTACTTAAGAGATTAATATTATAGCACACTTTTGCTATTTTGTCAACCCCTACCACTTAACTTTATCAGCCCAATAAGCCGCTGACATTTTACCTTTACTGATGTTGCGTCCATGACGAGCTTTAAATGATGCACGTTTCTTACGCATTGCTTCAGACTCCCCTGCTTTAGGCTTTCCTGCAGTCTTAGCACCTTGCTCACCAAACCGAATAGTCTTTACTTGATCACCCTGCTTAGCCACAACAACGTGTGACTTCTTTGGATGATTCGGTGTACGCTTAGGTTTGTTGTAACCACTGACACCTGCTCTCTCAAGCCTTGAGTCTTTCTTACTTGGCATTGGTCTTTCTCCGTTTGCCTGATGCTGTTACTTTATGTTTGATTTTTGCGGGTCCAGTCTTGCGTGTTGTGCTTGACTTCTTTTCTGCCGCTGTCATCTTCTTGGCTACTGCTTTTGGACGGCATGACGGGTAAGGGCGTTTGGAACTTCCTTTTGCGCTTTTGCGCCCACACTCTTTGCCCGTCTTCAGGTCTACCCACTCTTCCTTGAACCACTTGGTTAACCCACCCTTTGGCTTACTTGTACTTCCCGCCACGTTTCTTGTACTCCTTGGTTAACCATCCACTTGCATACGCAGAAGGCCAGACTTTATACTTTTTCTTTGCCTCAGCCTTCACACGGTTGTACAGTGCTTTATTTGTTGGTTCTGGACTTTTTGCCACGTTTTACCTTCTTAAGATCAGCCGCTGTGATCTTGTCCCTTGGAGGAGCTACTCTTGCAAGTTTCTTTTGCTTTGCAGAATAACTTGTTTTGCCTTTAGGAAACGGCATTACTTCTTAGCCTTACCCAAGCATTTACCTGCGGCTTTACACTTAGCCTTAGTCTTACAACCTGCACAAGTCTTGAATGCTTTCTTTGCAGTAGTTTTCTTTTTACCGTACATCATTATTTGTAGCTCCTAATGTTTTGATGAGTGCATGAATCTTGACCACACGCAGATGGTTGTTTCTTTTTCTTCTTAGGCATAGGCTTGTCAAGACGATTCTTCTTAATGAATGCTTCGTCTTTCTTACGCTCTTCTGCTTCTTTCTTCATGTCACGTTGGACTTGCCCCGGATCACGCATGTTATTTCTTTCCTATCATTTCTACAATTCCCTTACCTGCCTTGACACCAAAGCTAGCAAGAACAATCACCATGAGAATCTCATGATACCAAATCGGCAAAGTTGCCAATGCGTTAAACCCCGCCTGAATATGTTCTACCATGCTTGGTATAAAGACAAGTATTAGGGGTATGCTGAACACTATCGTTAACCACTCGTCTTTCCACGAGTTCTTGGAAGCCTCTGCCATGATGCGTTCCCAATCCGCTGTGGACTGTGCCGCTGTTTTCAGTGCGGTGGCTTTGGCCTCTGCGGTGGCCTTGGTTGATTCCGCCTTGGCACTGACCCATGTACCTGCCAAGTCCGTAATAGCTGTGACTAATCCAAGCATCTGTCATTTTCCTTGTTGTGGTATTGGTACACAGGCCATGCCTCTGGGGTCTTCTGCATCTGCCATGATTACCATAGCGTCCTTAAAACAATCTTGAGGATCGTTGTACTCTTTTCGCTCTACTATCTGTAACACACCGGGTTGTAAAGCAATAGTAATAATTCCATAGATGATCCACATAAGTGACCTACTGTTTACTGAGCCAATAGAAGATATATATTACCAAGCCAATGGCTGAGAGAACGCTAACGCCCAAACAGATGCTAATACAAATATCAACAATTTGTTTTTTACGTTTAACTTTCTTGGCTTTCTCAGCTTTCTCTGCGGCTTCACGGCTTTCCTTCATCTTCCTTTGGTAGTCTAACCAATCTGTCCATAACCCGGCTCGCCCTTGCCAGATCATCATTTGTTTCAGAGCCTCCTCATATTCTTTAAGTTGCTCTGTGGCCATGAACGCTTCAAGGTCAGACTTATATCCGTGTTCATGTGCTTTTTTTTGTATCTCAGCCTTAAGGCCAAAGTAGTCTGCTAGTGCTTGCCCTGCTTCATACAGTTCTTTACCATTGGCGATGGTTTCCTTAATAACGCCAAAGGCCGCATTAGCGGCAACTAGTTCAGCTATCATCTGGGGGTTCCTTCCCCAATAACCTCTGTACTGTTTTAGTCTCGTAGATCCTGATTACTGTCCATACCAATGTAAACAACGCCGCCATTGGAGGCAACAGTTCACCCAGAGTTCCTACTACTGTGAATACACTAACTGCGTCTACTACTTGCTTAGTGCTTTCTGTTGCCATATTGTCCATCCTGTTTCCTTATTGTTCGTCAGACCACGGTGTACCAACAGCAGATGTCGGATTCTTGTCTTCCTCGATCTTGGCTTGCAGTGCCGCCTCAATCTCATCGACTTTCTCCTGACCACCTAGGGCGTTGATTACCCAAGTCTTGACTGTTTCTTCAGTGAGGCTGTCAAAGGCAATGAAGCCATCAGCCGCAGGATCGCCAGTGACCGATACAGTTCCATAGGCTCCCTTTGAGTAGTCACCATCGACTAGATCAAAACGGTAGTGGATGTTGTACACGACTCCAGATGGTAGTGTGCGCTCAAGTTGTGCAATAGTGAGTTCCATGATTACTCCTGTCCTGCCCATTTGCGATACGGAGTCGCAGGGGCGTTGATTGTTGGTAAGTTAGTTAATTCAATTCTTGAGATAAGGTTGGCATGATAGCCATCCAATGCTTGCATTTCAGGATACTCATTACCTTCTTGATCGGTCAATGTATTACCTGTTGGTGCATAGATTGACCCAATCATATCTAAAGAGTCACCTGTAAACTGCCACTCTCCATTTTCTTGAACAGCCAATCCTGCATCTGATAACGCAGTCCACATCGATGCTTCGTCACTGGTTTTTAAATAGTAATAGATCATGATGTGATTCCCTGTAAAACCGTGTCTGATAGTCTGCGTGGGAAGTATTGCAGTTTCTTGATGTGGCCGTTGAGCATATTGGATGGCGATCTTGATGTTCCTAGTTCAATCTGAGTTAGTGACGATGCGACAGTCCCCGATGTATCTGCTGTGCCTAACGTACCTTGTGACGCATTATTAAAATTATTTTCTTGATAGGCTAGGGCCGATTTGGAAAAACTTCCAATTATGTGATTGGAAACATTTATATTGGCTTGAGTTGTACTCCCATCAACAATAAGAGCCTGTACATTTGAACCAGTTAATCTTTGAGAAATTCTGTTGTTAATTGAGTTATCGTTAATTGTAAACAAAGCCGAAATCAATGAAGACGATGTTCTGCCTTTAGCAAACACAGTCCCCTCATCTTCGTTAAACCCAAACGCACTCGTGGCAATGCTCGCCACATCCACAGAGCGTGTGACGGTGGAGCCGGAGGTGGGGATGTAGGAGGTGGGGAAGGAGGCTTCTTCTAGCTGAGCGCCGAATACATATACGCCAGAACTACCGTCACCAGTTCCAACAGGTCTTATTTGAAATCCGCTAGTCACCGTGGCTGTTGCGGCTAAAGTTAAAACACATCGATACCACCCACTGCCAAAATCTTCAATAGAAGCCGTGCCAGATCCTCCAATAACAGATCCAACTGTCCCTGCGCTCAAATCAAAATCAGCATAAATGTTTCCGCCAAATGCATTTGCTTGACCCAACACTCTTAATGACGTGAACTCTCCAGATTTAGCAAAAACAGTGTGCGTATAATCATTGCCGCTTGTTATGCTTACGCCTTCAAAAATGTAGCCGCTTAATTCGCTATCACTGATTATTTTGTCAGCATTAGAAGTTCCATCTGGGGCAGTTGCAGAGTTAGCACTAACTGTTAAATTATTTTTAAACCAAGCCGCTTGGTCAAAATTTTCGGAATATGGAATCAGATTCGTCCTCGCCTCTTCAATCAGCAACCCAAGGCTTTCACCTGTCGCAGGGTCATGGTCAAAACGAGCTTCATCGATTGCCGCAGTCTTAATCAATCCGTCAGAGCCAACGTATGTGCCTGTTGTCGTGCGAGTAAAGGTAATACGTGGGTCAAGACGCTTTGTGTTTGCAAAGTCCAGATTTAGCGTTGGCCTTATATCAGGATAGTTGGCTTTGATACTCATTCTTGATTCTCCAAGAACGTCTGGTAGTTTGCTTTCACAGTGTCGGTAAACACTGCTGTTGCGATTGCTGTTACCTCTGCTGACTCATTGGTTAAGTCTGCATCAGGTGTTAGTACGTGTCGATGATAGGACGATGAAATCACCTCACCATCTTCAACGATCTTGGTAGCAGTACGCACTTGAATGACGTAGTGGTCACCGACTGCGACTGTTTCAATCTTGTCTTGTACGATTTGTTTTGTTAATGCCATTGTTTTCTCCTGTCCGTCTAATGAATCCACATTAGATAATTAAGCTGTTTGATACACACCGCTAATCATTATTTGACGATTAGTTCCTGATTCCAAATCAGCTTCGCTTAGAATTGAAGTATTTCCTTCATTAAATCTAATATACGATTCTCCCGATTGAACATAACCACCGTAGGATTTGTCATACGAATTTGCTAAAAAACTAGCATAAGTTATGTTAATCGGAGTAAACGTATTTGAACCCTTACTTGCAAAAGGCAACCCAGTTAATCGAGGCTCGCCTGATGGAGTCGGGGATGTTGTATCAATCCCATACACGTAACAAGTAAAATGAACCATCCGCCCAATTTTAGTATAATTAGCCCCACCTACGCTTGCAGTCATATCTCCTGATGTTGTCATAGTAAGCACAGGAGTCCACGTACCCTCCTCGTAATCGTTCAACAGATTGGCTGAACCAGTGCCGCCTAGGTAGACACCGCCTGAGAGGTAGAGGTTACGCCAACGAACATTACTACGTCCTAAGTCAACAGCACCATTTAAATCAGCACCAGTGTCGCCACGAACAGAGTGAATGGTATCGTACTGATCGCTGAATTTAAGACCAACATCGCCAGTACCTATGTATAAATCTCCGCTTTTAGCACCAATAGACCCTACGGTGCTACCGTCTTTACGGAACTCTGCGATAGTGCCGTCAGATGTTTGTCTGTTTAGCACTGTGACAACATTGTCGCTTCTGGAGGCTCCTATGAACCCACCATAGGAACCTGCTGATAATGAGATACCTTCTCCGCTAGAGGAACCTACGTGTGCAATATTGTCAGTCGTACCAACTAGCAAGTTACCTGAGCTATCGATTCTGGCGGCTTCTGTGTCACCTCCAATAGAACTAGACGTTCTAAAACGAATGTCTCCAAAACTATTTGCAATCTCAAATAC